GTATAGGCACCAGCTGTTGCCTCCTCACCAAGAACTCTCATCAACTTAGCTTTAAGTTCATCATATGACTTATAGTTCTTAGGATTTGTAAACTCAGACAAGTCGTGTAGTTTATTATAGACATCTTCTAACTTAGCTTCGTCTGCATTCAACAACGCTGCTGGTGAAGCAAACTCAGACTTGTCATAGTTTCTATAACCTTCTACGTTTCTGATCTTAAGTTTAAAATCTGCACCTTCCCAAAAATCAAATGGATCTACTGGAGTTTCATCTGCAAAATCAGGATTCATAAGATCATAAATCTTATCAAATATCTTCTTACCAAACTTATATAAGAATACCTTGCCTTCGTTCTGAGGTGCTGAAGGATCGCTTACAACATAGATATTAGTTACATAATGCAACCTTCTCTTCTGAGTTCTGGCTTTCTCTTTATCGCTATCTAAGCCAGTGTTCCATAACTTAGAATTTAATTCACCTACTGGATCGGTTTGACCGATAGATGTAAGTGAGTTTTCGATATACCATAAGCCGGTAGGACCCTTAAAACCATGATCCCAATATCTTACAAAGGGAAGATTTTCTTCAGAGCCAGGAAGGAACCTGATAACGGCATAACCATTACCTGCTTTATCTACTGTTGGTTTCCATATTCTATCATCAACGTATGACTTAGTCTCGCCACTGCCGGCTGATTCTGCTGCCTGTATAATTTTGTTGATATTAGAACCGCGATTGCGTTTGAGTGTTTGAAATGACATTGTATTGTCTCCTTATTACTGAAATATTGACTGAAGTATAGTATTATATATACTAGTTAAATAACGATGAATCTATAGAATTTTTCTTTGGAAGAAAATTAAGATCCATCGCTTCCGCTTCAAGCTTATCTTTTATAACTGGTGATATAAACTTTCGAATGTCTTCGATTTCTATATCGTTAGTTTCACAAACCTTTATTATCGCATCCATATATGGAATCCTAAGATCTGCTACGGTCTTTTCGATAAGCTTTGTAAATTTAGACTTTGTTAGAAATTGTTCTTCTATTTTCATTTGTCTAAAATCCTTAATAATATTGTATCTTTATTGATACGACCGTTTGGTGAAAACGTTTTGGTGGTTATACCTTTCCAAGCTTCATCAATTTGATTTGGTGTTTTTGATAAGAACATTGGTAGGTAATCGTCAGGCTTACGTAAAGTTACTGACCTGCTTGTTGCCTTATTAAAGTTCTTAATGGTTGAACCTGATATTACAAATCCACTTGGACTGTCTGTAACGTACTCGGTAACGACTTTATACTTACAATTAAAGGTATACAATCGAGACTTGTTTGGTACCTGTATCGGATTGATAGATACGATTTTATAATCAGTATCTTCTTTCTTATATTGCACTTTTGATACCTGCTTATCAATTGCAACAGAACCCTTAACCTTAACGTTACGAGATGCTTTACTTGCAGATTTAATTCTATCTAAATCAGAAAGCATTTCCTTACAGACTTTAATTCTGTGATTGAGGACTGACCGTTTAAGGTGGGAGTAACCTTCGACAGCTTGATCGCATCTTTTGTGGTATGCGTCTTCATAATCAAGAAGCCAGCCCTCAATCGTTGGCTTAACGTGACTTACTGCAGCGTTTGTTAAGCCATGGAACTTGAACCTATCATATATGTTAATAGTGGCATCTTCACCATCGATCCACTTGTCTTCTAGTTCAAGTAACTCTTGTATTATAGTGTTCTTAATCTTACGCGTCATTTTTTCTTGTATGGTTAAAACAATCACGTTAGTTTTCTTTTCAGCTTGTTTTTGCTTATATAACTCTTTACCTGTTTCGATAAGAGGTATGACATAATCAAATAATGAATTTAAAAATTCTTTGGCTTTATCGCCACCAAGATCATTATTTTTATATAGATCATTATTGTACCAGAATGCAGTGGCTGCATGATGCGTCATATTAAACTTCCACTCTGGATGACTTAGTATATACTTAGCTGGCTCAGGAAAGTTTTTCTTGATCCAAGCTTTAGTTTGATTGATACAATCTTTTCTATCAACTTCTAAATGAAAGTAATTTTTTACCGCATCGAAACCTTTTTCGACTGGTACACCCGCTAGACCAGTTCTTGCTCTAGCTCTTGCGTTTTTCTTTTTAGTCTTCTTACCTTTTAATGCCGCTAAACTCATAAATTATTCTCCCTTATATAATTGCCGACTGCGCCTTTTACCATTGATGGGTATTCACCTAAGTAAGTACCCGCTACTAACATATCTTTATTTAATAAATGCTTGTGCATATGCTGGATATTATCCCAGTTTTCCAGTATATCTTTTGCAAGCTGATCAAATTCAAAATCCTCGATTAGTGGCTTATCCAACTCGTAGTATGCATAAGCGCACATTAAATATTTTGCTATAGGATTTTTCATTATGCGTGACCTCTTAACTTAAGAGACTCTTGCATTGCTTCAGTATCGGTGTAATACTTATCCTGATGAGCAATATTAATCTTAGTGGATATAGCAGCAGCTAAACCACTGTTTTTTTCGATAAGCTTTTGAGCAAACTCATCTTGGTGAATAGGTGACATTGCTTCTAGTTGTTTGATGATTGTATCATAATTAAACATAATATATAAACTCCCGATTTTTTATTATACTTATATTCTACCATACTTTTGCGTAAATGTACACAGTTTTGTTGTTAACATGTTAATTAGTTCCTACGCATTGTTGCATAATCTTTTGCATCTGCATCTTTGTTTACAGGTACCATGTTTGACTTGTGCATGGTGGCGATACCTGTAATGAATGTGCCTGTATAGGCGTTTCGTTTGGACTTACCAACAACCTTACCTACGTAGTTGCTTGTTGGTAGAGAACGTGAAAGCTCTTTATAGTTAGGAGCTTTGATTCCTGAATCTTTGGTTTTGTTTTTAAGCTGGCTTGGATGCACGCCACGAGACATTAACCACTTATCGTGCTCGGCTTGTGCTTTTTGCCAACCGGGCTTACGAAACGGCTTACGCTTTTTGCTATTGTTGTTATTGTTATAATATACTGGCATTAAGTGCATAGTCATAGTTTCAACCTTTTATTTTTATTTTACCATAGATTTGCGTAATTGTAAAGGAAAAAAGCAACAATACCTAAAAAAATTACAATTGAAAATTTGTACATTAGTTTTATTACTGCTACGAAAGAACCTACAAGAATAGCACCAGCTACTACGAAGAAGAGGAGTTGAAAAAATAGTGGTGCTAACTCTTGTATTTCTGATGGACTTGGCATTTGCCTTCTCTCCAATTAGTTAAATTCTGTGGGGCGGCGATCACTTCCATCCAACTCTACCGACCGATGAGCCCGCCCCTTGGTAGAGTTGGGGAACGTTTTACATTCCGACTGTGGTTCCCTGGGTAGCTCCGCACCTGTAAACCCCGACGCCCTTCTGCTTCTGCCTATTTGCAACTTCTCCTTCAGACGCCCTGTCGGTTTCTTTCGCTATGTCATTTTTTATACTCCCTTTTTAATTTTATAATAATATTATACACTGTTTTTTTGCCTTTGTAAAGGAAAAAATGCACTTATTTCAAATTTTGTTATTAACATGTTAATTAAGTCCGATACTTTTGAATATAATCTGGTCCAGAGCTAGGGGAAAGCTCTGAACTTTTATTCCAATTAAAAATATTTTTATTCTTAGCTTCTTCAAGCTCTTCAGTTAGTTCTTTGATACGCTTATATAAAGCATACTTCTCTTTAGTTTCTTCAGCTAACTGCTTCTTTAGAAGTTCTACCTCAGTGAACGCTTGGCTCGTCATCTTCGATTTCCTCCAATTTAAAAATAAACTCCATACCGTTATCGTTATGAGCTTGATCCACTAACTCGCCAAGTTCATAGTCTTGACCTTCAACGGTAAATACTATTTCGTTATCCTCATTAAATTTTTTTAAGGATGCTTTTTTAAAGTCGATGATATTTGATTTAGTTTTTTTAGACATATTAAAACTCTTTCTTTATTATATTATTATTATACACTAGTTTTATGTACATGTACACAAAAAAGTGATTAACCTGTTAAATGTTTTGCATGAATTCTACAACCTATAAAATTGTTATAGTAATCATCTCTAAACAATACATTGTGGTCAAACTGAAGCTTTGCTTCATAATAAGACATTTCGCCTTTTGTTTTACAGAGTTTTAATATTTCACGTTTGAATCTTTCTTTTCCATGTTGTTCCACAAGTTGCCGTACTTCATTGGACGATCCATAATAATCTTTCCAGTCTGATTCAACACGTGTTCGTACACGTCTCTTACGTGTTTTATTGATGGGAAGAACTTTAGGTTTCCAGAAGTTCTTCTTTCCAATAT